ACACTCAGCTCGAGGCCGCCATCAACCGCCATCACATGGCAATCATCGAACGCAAAGAGGCCGAGCAAGGCGAGCAGGCGAGCGAGCAGGAGCCGCCCAATGAGCGAGAGCAGGCGTGAGCAATTTTCAGTGGCGCAATTTTTCGAGGACGGGAGCCACGAATACGTGCGCCGCTATGTCAGCGGCGAGGAAGCGATGCAAGCATTCAAACACTACACGCGATCGGTGGGCGCCAAGCACGGTTTCGTCAAGCGCGTGATGATCATGGACGGCGGCGACCTCGTCGTCGTCGAATGGCAGTACGGCAAAGGCGTCACCTACGATGATGGGATGATGACCACGTGAGCGGAGTGTCCGAGAACCGGGAAAAGTTTGCAGCGCTCATGCATGTAGCCTTTGGTCTGGTCGGCGAGGCGATGGGGTGGCCGACGAGAAACGTGCGTGCTTGGTTGGCGCTCAAGAGCGGGCACTGCGATGCAGTGCGGTGGCCGTCCGACAGCGCGAGACTTTTCGTGCCGCACAGCATGGCGGACATGACTCGAGCGGAGCTTGAGGTTTTTTGGGACGACGCGCGTGAGATCATCCGGCGGGAAGTCATCCCTTATGTCGACGCCCGCGCCGGCGAGGAGATCGGCTTCCGCATCGATGATTTACGGAATGTGTCGTGACACCTTCCGCTTGTGCCAACACGCCGAAGTCACGACACGGGCCGCGCCCAGCCTTCCCACCGGAACACGTGGTCGGGCGCGGCCAACCTTGCAACGAGGGAAATCCCGGCAATGACCATGCAGACCAAACGCGCGGACAGCCTCGACATCATGCTTTGCGAGAACAAGCAATGTGGGCTCGTTCACATCGTGCTGTATGACGAAAACCGCGAGGTGTTTGCTGAAGCCGCGTTTGAGCCCACGCACGAATGGGAAAACGACTTTAACCGCGTGCTGGGCGACGTCTGCCGCATGCTCCGCGCGCGCCAGAAAACAGCAACAACATCGCCGGTAGCACACTGATGATGGAAGGTCCCAGAAATTGGCAAATGGCGTCGCAGGATGGCCCCCATCTTGCTGGCGGCTCGCGGCGGCAGCAGCGGATCGTCGAGGTGCTCTGGGTGCAGCACTGCCAGGATCCGCAGACGCTTGTGAGCGGGCAAGAGCTTGGCCTGCGCACAGGCATCAGGCGGCCTGGTCCCGACGTTCCGATGGCACGCATCAAATTGCGCCGGATGGGCTGGGACATCGAAAGCCATAACGGCCGCAACGGCGGCTTTCGCCTCGTGCGGTGGTTCGGAGAATAGGCAGGACGCGATGAAAGCAACCGTCTAGCCATCAAGAGAGGAGGACGAAGCATGTCCATATTAGCGCGACGCGGCGGCAACGCCCAAGACAAGAAAGCCGAGCCCCCTGCAATGCCGCGAGCCGCACCGCCCGCAATGGCGGACCCGCGCACCATCCATCCGGCCGTGCAGGAGCACGCAAAGGCGGTTTCGAACTTGTACGACGAGAATGAGCGCCTGCACGCACTCGTGCAGAAATTGCGCAACGACATTGAGGTCAAGGGTCAGGTCTTGGAGGACAAGGATCGCACGATCGATGCTGAGCGCGCGCGCCTGGCTGCAAGCGACCGGCTGAAAGAGGCATATCTGCGCTTTGCCCAAGAAATTCTCACGCGCGGGGAGGATGTGTGCAATCGGATCGACGATGTGCGCAGTCAGACAACCAAGATGCTCGACGATGTGCGCAGTCAGATGGCGAAAGTAATTACACGCGCGATGGAAGTTGCGCAAAACGCTGCGCCTCCGACGGAGGAGCTTGAACGCGAGATCAAGGCGATCATCGCCAATGCCGAAAACAGCGAGAACGACCAAGAGAGCCATGCCAATGGCGGCAGCCAGCCCAGCGCCTAGCCTGCCCAAGCGCGTGCTTGCGCTGTTCAGGCGCACCGCCCGATCCAGCAACGGCCGCGAATGGCTCAGCCTGCCCGAGCTGGCGGAGGCGTTCGAAATCTCCGAGCGCACCATGCGCAAGCACCTCAGCAACGGCACGTTGCCGTCGCATCGCTTCGGTGCCGGCAACGAACGCATTCACCGCCGATTCACGCTCGCCGACGCCAAGGTGTTCTGGAGCCGGGTAAGCCCAGAAAGCTAACAAAAGTTAATACCTCCCGGTATTGACATCGGCAATTTTGTGATTAAATCCAGGGAGTTGCGTATGGGTGCGGAAGATTTGCGGCTGCTTACCCCACGCGAAGTGGCCGAGATCCTGCGGGTCAAGCCGCAACAGCTGCTCGAGCTCTGCCGCGCAGGCGAGCTGAGTTACATCGACGTGGGCGGCGGGCGTAAGAAAATCCGTCGAATGTTTGAACGCCAGGATGTGGAAAAGTTCATCACTCGACGGCGGCGAACTGAGCAGTGGGCCGCCTTGAAACGCGCACACAAGCGGCGCCCGCGTATTCCGCTCGGCATCAGCGAGCCGGTTAGCTTCGTGGAGCTGGCAAAGCGGTTGAAGGACAAAGAGAAGCCGAAAGGCAAGTAAGGCAACCATGCCGATCATGCTGGAAAAACTCTATGACGCCTTGCGCGCGGCCAACATTCCCGACGACAAGGCGCGCGCGGCCGCAGTCGAGGTGGCGGAGTTCAAGGACGCGATCGCGGCCATGCGCACCGACCTCGCAGTGTTGAAAGGAATGGTCGGCATCAATCTGGCGCTCACACTGGTCGTCCTCGGCAAGCTGTTTCTCGGCTCATGACGAGCAAGCGCAAGCCCACCGTGCGCGCCGTTTCTGCGATCATCACGCGCCTCGACCATTCTCACACCATGCTGTTGCGAGGAACGAGGCGGAGGAGGAGCAATGAAGCTCTATGCAATACGAATGATCAAGGATCAGCAGCCGGTCGGCATCTATTGGGCGGATGGGGTGGAGGACCTGGCAGACTCGTGCGACGAAACGGCACCGCCGCGGCTCTGCGAGTATGTGGAAATCGACAAGCCGGGAGCGGTCATTTTCGCAGGCGAATGCGGTTGGCAGATGGGCATCAATTGCGGAGAGAGTGCCAGCGACGTCGAGGAGCGAGCCGCCGATATCCACAACAGCGGGGAGATCGTTTTTGCCGACAGCCTCAACGAGGTCCTGTTCGATAGGGTCGAAGGATGGCGGCCATTCGGCAATGTGGCGTCGGTCTACGATCTCGCGGAGGAGAGCAATGGCTAAGGGACTTTATCAGCAGCCGCGGTCGCCGTTCTGGTGGTACAGATTCCAGGTCGGCGGCCGACGCTTTCGCGGTTCGACCGGCAAGACTGTGGAGCGCGAGGCGCGGGTGGTCCTCGCCGACGAGCGGCAGGCACGCGAACACGAGGCATTACTGTACGCGCCCCTTAAGGGGCGCGCTGCCACGCTTACCTTCGATGAAGCCTGCCGGCACTATTGGGACGAAGTCGGCCAGCACCATGCCGGCGCTACCAAAACCGCCTGGTCGCTGAACTGGCTGCAGGCCGAGATCGGTGCTGAAACGCGCCTCGACGAAATCAATGGCGCGGTGGTCATGCGGCTCGTGAGCCGCCGGCGCGGCGAAGCGAAACAGTGTGCTGGCAAGGGCGGCAGGCTCGCGCATTCGACCGTCAATCGTTCAGTCACTGAGCCGCTGCGCAAGGTGTTGCGGCATGCAGCGAACGTGTATGAGGCCGAAATTTGTAGGATCGATTGGAAAAAATTCATGCTGCCGGAGCCGTCTGGCCGTGATCGCGAGTGCCAAATCGAGGAGGAGCGTGACCTTTTTGCGGGTTGCCGGGAGGATTACAAACCGATCCTGCGCTTTGCGCTCTTGACCGGCCGTCGGCTCTCACATTGCGTCAACCTCAAATGGTCAGACATCGATTTCGGCAATCGTTTGATCACGTTTCGGGCACTCAAGGGCGGTCTGGATAAACCGACCCCGATGCCAGAGGTGTTGCGCGAGTTGCTCTGGGATTTGCGCGGCCATCATCGCGAAGCCGTGTTCACGTATCTCGTGCAAAAGGCGCGCGGAAGCCGCCGGGTCGGCACTCGCGAGCCGATCAAGCAAAGCGGGCTCTCGACCACTTGGCGAAACCTCAAACGCAAGGTGGGCGTGAAAAATCTCCGCTTCCATGACCTACGCCATACTGCAGCGTCACGTTTGTTGCGCACGCCTCACGGTAACTTAGCGCTCGTCAAGGAGGTGCTTGGCCATCGGCGAATCGAAACAACGATGCGCTATGCGCACGTGCAGAACACAGACAAGTTAGCGGCGATACAAGCGGCTGCAGAGGCAGCGCAGGCCGCCCTGGAAGCAGCGCAACTTCAAGCAGCGGTTGAAAAAGGGGTGGCCACACAAGTGGCCATACTGGCGGGGAAAAGCGAGAAATAGGACCGATGTGGTCCTATTTTTCGCTAGTGATTTCAGGAGGTTGGCGGTGGTCGGGGCAGCAGGATTTGAACCTGCGACCTGGAGTACCCAAAACGCCGGTGCCAGTCAAAATGCTCGTTTGTTCTTTTGGGCTAAATGTCTATGAAATCATTGGTTTTTCCGATTTTCGCGGTCGCGCGCGGGGTGGGTGAAAAGGTGAACAAAGGCGGCAAAAGCCAGCGTGGCAATGCAGCGAGTGGTCACACAGTGGTCACACTCCACAAGCGGTTCATGTGGAATAACAGAAAATGACCGCGATGTTTCACAAGCGTTTCGGCGAAACATCGCCTAGGTTTTCCCGTCCCGTCCCTTGGGAGACATAGTCGGTCCGGCGAGAGGGCTCGCCCGTTAGAGGCGACTGTCTCCGCTGCACCGGGACCGCAGCGATCACTTTGTTGCAGTCGACGCAGAGCCGAGTACCCTCTTGGCGCTCGGGAGCGCCGCACCACGCGCAGGGTTTTGCCATTGCCGTACCGTTTCCGGTTTACCGGATTGTATGCCTTTTGGGAGATTGACGGCAGCAAAAAAACCCGGCCGGGAGGTTGAGGCCAGCCCGGCCGGGCGCGAGGTATCCGAGGAACCAAGTGTGGGTTACGCGCCGATGTTAGCTCAGGATCTTGTTTGGCGTGAAGAGGGCGATGGCTTTGGCGAAACGTGACCGCCTCCTTTAAACGCAAACGCAAGCGCAGACTGTCGCCGAAGGAATGCCGACCGTGATGTGGCACGCGACCCGATCGCCCTTCCTGCATATGCTGATGTGGATCAGCGTGGCCGGAGAGCATCAATACGTGCTCAGCTTCGACATGCTGCGCAAGGTATGGGGCGCGAGCGCAAAAACAATTGAAGGCCCGAGCGATCGGCCCCGCATCGACCTCGGTTGGAAATTTGCGACGAGCCTCGCAGCCGAGGCCGCCTGCGAGAAGCACGCACAAAGCAAACTGCAATAGGGTCTACTGATAAGGCCCCCAAGACCCGGAGAGATAGCCGATGAGTGCAACAAAGATCATCGCTATGACCAGCACCAGAAAAATGAATATTACGACGTTTGCGCCCGAGAGCTTAGCCATGGAGTGGTGGACCAAACACACGCCAGCCGAGAAGCAAGAACAGCACGAACAACAAGAGCGTGTTGCCCATGCTGACATAGGGCGTGGCCCAAACTCCGAAATGGATGATCACGCCGAATACAAACCAGATCAGCATCAGAATCCAGAACGCTAATCCGATCGTCATGACGTCACCTCCGATCGAGTAATTCAGGAGCGATTAACTCCATCAGCCGCCGCACCTCCGGTGCGAGTGTCATGGCCTGCACAATGGTCGAATAAATCTGCGGCCACAAGCGCGCGATCTCCTGGTGATGGGTGATCAGGCGCCCGCCAATGCGGACAAGGAGGCTGATGTCAATCACGGTTTGGAATGATCCACACGAGAATCGGCCAGATGACAGCAAGCGCAGTCGTTACCCACTCCTCGCTGATGCCCAACTCACGGCCCCACCACTGTTCGGCGATCACGAGCGCCCCCATGATGATTGAAACAATTGCTTTCGAATACGAGCCGATGCCATCCATGCTAGCCTCCGTCGCTCCGCTTGGGCGCGGGCGAAACCATCGTGATAGTGCTGCCCAAAGCCACTGCATCAGCCATCGTGCCTAATCTTGCCGACGAGCTCGTGGTCAGCCACGTCGGTTGGATTGCCGGTCGTGACGGTCACCGCAACGCCGCCTTTAGCGCGCACGATTATCTCGACCTCGGGCGCATCTTCGCTCGGCTCGGCCTCGACAACTTCCGGCGCTTTGACCACAACATCGCCGGCGACCGCGACGGCGATGTCGACCGTCGGAGCGTGCGGCTCCGGCCCTTCCGGCTCTTCCGGCTCGCCCGGCCCCGGCTCAAGCGGAGGATATGCTTCGACCAGGCCTTGGACCTGCGAGAGCAAATCGCACACGCGCTGCTCAAGGGTCACCTCCCTCCGATTGAGCGGCCCCCAATGCGCCCGCCGCAGCCGCACGCCCACGCCGGTCATCAGCACGGCGAACGCCGGACAGTATTTCGCCAGCCATTGGTAATAGGTGCCGAGGCCGGTGCCATAGGTTTCGACCTCCGCAGCCTTGATCGGCACGTCGATGGCGAAGCTCTCGCGCAGGCCGTTTGGATCGGCACGGTATTCCTCGAAAAGCTTTTTAATCTCATTCGAAGCAGTGCTGAGATTCCACGACGCTTGAAACAAACCTGCCTCGCACGTGTCTGCCGTGGTGTTCTGTGCCCCCGGGTCCTTGCCCTTCCAATGGTTACCGGTCGATTCGCGCATGCCCAAGCCGACGAGCAGCGCGAATAAGTGCCGCAATGTATCGAGCCCGGCCTTGTCGTTGCGCATGCCAAGCTTGGCGAATTCAGCCTTGTAATGCGTCAGCGCGTCCTTGGTGGGATCGCCGGTTTCGGCCATCGCCATGATGGTGGCAGCACCATCGCCTCGGTTATAGCGCTCGACCGCGAGCGCAAACGTCTTGGCCATGCCGAGGTAATAGCCACCCGGCGCGCGCCCGCGATTCGGCCAAGTGATCCCGTTCACGCCGCTGCGGATCACCGCTTGGTCGATGGCGCCCTCGAGCTCCTCGGCGATGCCGTCGTCGCCGGCATCGATGCGAAGCTCGAGCTCGTCCAGCAGCCGCCACGTCGTCGCGCCAACAACGCCGTCGGCGCTCACGCTGTGGGCACGTTGAAACGCCTTCACGCCCGCTTCAGTGGTCGGGCCGAAATCATTGTCATTCGGCAACCCGAGGATGGTTTGGACTTTGCCAACATGCGCATTCTTGTCGCCGCGCTTGACCACCGGGCGCTGGCCGGGCGGCGGTTCCGGTGGCGGTGGCGTTGTCGGCACGCCGCCGATCGCCTCGGCGATGCCAGCGGCGATGCGAGAAAAATTCGTGCGGTAGAGGTCGGCGTCGATCTTGGCATCAACGAAACAGACCTCGAGCAGGATGGCGTTGGTGAGACCGTTGAGGAAGGCGAGATTATTGCGGACCTTTGCCCCTCTGTTCGTAAGCGTTGCGGCCTTGCCAATAGCTTGCGAGACCTTGCTCGCGAGCGGCTGGTTGCGCTTGTAGCAAACCTCGACGCCCATGTTGCGGGTGGTCGTCGGCTGGAAGGCGTTGAAGTGGATCGAAACGTCGAGCGAGCGCGTCTGCTTTTTGTGCCAGCTTACGATCGTCGAGAGGTTGGCACTGACGGTCTTGCTTGTGTCGTCATTGAAAGTGCTAACCGAATGTCCGGTGCCTCTAAGAATGCGCGCGAGCTCGGCGAGAAGGCGGCGGGCCTCATCGACTTCGTCGAGCCCCCATCCGGCCGGGCCTTTTGCCCCTCTGACAAACTTGCCGTGACCCGAGCTTAGCGCGAACGAGGCCATCGTTTACCTCTGCGGTGGCGGTGCCGGATAGCAATTTGCCAAAAGCTCGCCGACGTATTTGCGATTCTCGTAGAGCAACTCCGTTTCTTTTTGCCGCTCTTGGTGTGCCACAACGCCCGCATAATAGAGATAGGCCAGCAAAAAGAAGTTCATCAACACCATCGCCAGCGTGAACGGCTGCGCTTTGAATGCGTCGATCAGGCTGCGCGCGGTTTGGCCAGCTTCCTCTGGGACGCCAGGATTCACTTGTTACCCTTTGGCCGCGTTGTCATGACTTGCATTCTCCAATTCCTTCAATCGCGCTGCTGGCGTCTCTGTTCCGATCTTGGTCTCTGGATCAGTTGTGTATCGCGGTGCTGCAAATGGCCCGTAGACGAGATGATGTGGTACGAAATTTGGGAACGGAATTTCATGCGGGAGTGGAGGCGGATAATCCGCATGATACTCGTCGGCGAGCGGCGCGCGTGGCGTGATTGCAGCACCGTCGCCGGGTGAACATGGTGGCGGATCGACGGCTGCGTCGGTCGGCCCCGGCGGTGCGATCTGCCACGCCGCGTGCGGCATCGGTGTCGGCGTTGTTAAAGCAGTCGACGGTGTTGGGTCTTTGCCGTTTCCATCAGTCATTTTTGATCACCTCGCTTAACCGGGCACAACGATTGCACCGAGGCCGAACACGCCGGGAATGGTACCGGGGATGGGGCCGGTTGCTTGGGACAGGTTGTGATAGAAAATCGAGTTGGTGTTGACGGCGTATTGCATTCCCGTGACCCCGCCCCAAGCATTGCTGCCGGGGCCGCCAAAAGTTGCCGCCGAGAGTGTGTTCATCCCGAGATATGCCGATACGCAATGAAAATTGTTGCTGATTAACATGCCTCCTATCAGGCCACCCCAAACGCCGCGTGACATGGTCACGGCGCCTGCGAGAGTATTGCCATTGCCCTGAAACCATGTGTTCGTACCTGGACTTTCGTCAAAGGCGAGAAGACTGTCCCGAATATCAATAAAATATCCCAACGGATTTGAAGCGAGTGCCTCGAAAGCGCAATTTCGAGTAGCGAGAGTTGTGTTATGTCCAACGAGTAGCGATCGCGCGTTCTGGCCTGCATTCATTAAAAGCATGTTTATGCCAGTTAACACGACGTTGTTGCAGCCCATGAAGGCAAGTGCGGTCCAGATACTTTCGCCAACGTAATACCTACTGAGAATGCGATAATCCCATCGCGATCCGCCACCCCACCCACCCGCGTCGCTTCCGCCGCCTGTAATCGAGAGATTGCTTCCAAATGGACCAAGGTAGCCAGCTTCGTAATGTCCTGGAATCCCTAATTTGATATTTGCCGTAAACAGCGGCGTTGCCATGAATCGCTCGCCCACGCTGCGAAACGCGCCATCAATCGTTCTGAAAGCCTTATCAGGTGTGTTACGCGTGCCGTCACCAGTCGCGTCGTTGCCGTCCGTCCTTACCCAGAGGTCAATTCCTCCTGGTCGAAATTCTGGCGGGATGCGTCCGATGATGTACCAGGCACCATCAAAAAACGCCGCCATAAAAGGTTTGAGCGGAAGTAAATCGCCGGGTTTGCATTCCGTGCCATCGTGTCTAAAAAGCGGCACATACCCCAAGCCATTCATGTTGAGTCGCACATAACCCTGATTGTAATCAGTGTCCGGCGGCATGCGCGGGACAAATGTGCAGGTCATAAAATCGGTGTAGCAAGGCGGCGGTGGATCGACGCGGAAAGTAAAGTGCCAAGGGTTCTGTTGAATGAGCATCGCAGCATGCGGCAGGCCGCGCTGGATCAGATAGCGGACGGCAGTCTCGGCATTTTGTAACGACGATGCACGGTAGCCGAGACCGGCGCGATCGGCGATCGAGGCAATCTCGCTGATCAGCGAGTTGATCACATGCGGCCGAATGCGGACGTCGCAGGCGTTGCCATAATACAAAGCATCAGTATCGACCGGCAGTCTGTGCCGATGTAGAAACGCCTGCGCCGGATAGGTCGGCAAATTGGGATTGGCGGGCAGACCACCATCAAAGTCGAGCGGGAAAATGCCTCGGCCGTTCATGCGCTCACCTTATAAAACCGTCCGGGGACAGGAGGCGCGTTAGCGGGCAATGGACCAAGTGCGGTCGGCGTGAACACTTCGCCGAAGTAACAGCACATAAATGGCACATTAGCGCGGAGCTCACCGGCAGCCATCTCCGCGCCGGTCTTAGAGAGCAGCGGCGCCTCACCGAGGCGGTTCACGTTGATGCGAACTAGGCCGACGTTCGCTTGATCGGGCACGAGTGTGAGCGTCATGAAATCGGTATATTTGACCGGTGCAGGGTCGAGCTCAATTGTGTAGAGCGTTGGCGCGCTCTGTCGAATCATAACGCCAGAGCGCCCGCGCTCGATCAGATACATAATCGCGGTGACGAGATTTCGCAGCGAGTCAGCACGGTACGCGAAGCCAGCGCGATCGCACACCGCTATAACTTCGGAAATGATTGAGTTGAGAACAGGCGCACGAATGCGGATGTCGCAGCCCATGCCGTAATAGAGCGGCGAGGTGTCCGGCGGCATAGCGTAGTGATCCGGCAGAAACGCCTGCGGCGGATTCTCCGGCGTTTGCGCGTTTGGCGGAATGCCACCGTCCCACGACGCTGGGAAAATGCCGCTCATAATGCTGCTGCCCTTCGCCAGATGTCGTCGACCTGCGCCACCGTCATGCCCATGACTTCGCCGAACTTATCGACTAGCGGATGATTGCGCTCGAATTCGTTCGCGCCGATCAGCAACATCTCAGCTGCGAATTTTTGATCCGGCGGTAGGGTATCGAGACCTTGCTGCATGCGCGGCGGTATGGTGCCGCGCATCGCCTCCAAAGCTTCGTCGTAGCTGATCATGCCATAGAGCGCTGCAGCCTGGAAAAATTGTCGGCGCGAGATGATCTGCGGCACAGCCGTTTTCGTCGGATCATGCGCTGCGATGACGGCGTCGAGGATGCGATTCTGTTCAGTAGTTAGATTCTCGCGGGCGAAAATTTGCCCGTCCGGCGTCCACGAAAGTGGCAAGTTGATGAGTCCGGCGGCGACGAGTTCCCCGGCAAAGTTCGGCCCAAAAACCGGCGGCGGCTCCGCCATGGGCTGGAACGGAAGGGGTGAGGTTTCGGGCGGCGGCGGCGGTCCTGGCATTGGTCTCTTTTCCCTAGGTGAACAGCAGCGCTGATGCAGCGAGGCGAAACATCGACCAATTCATTCCACCAGCTACGCCACCCAATGGCGTGAAGTAGTGGTAACCCTCAGGCACCGGAGTCACCGCAAAACCGCCCAACGGTATGCCTTCCTGTAGAGTGTTGGTGCCTTGCAGCGTGGATGGCATTACGGGATTCGGGCCGTCGATGCCGATCATCGCGAAAGCGCTGCCGTTGGCTGCTCCTCCTGGCACGGTAACAGGCCAAGCCGAGCCCGTTAACCCAACCGGAATCGTGGCATCCCAACTCACGAACTCGATTCGTCCTTCAGGATTGATCTCTATCGCATTTGCAGCCGAGGTTGTCGCACCGTCCGTATGCGGGCCTGCTAGTCCTTTCAAGCTGCGATTGAACCATGAGGCGACGAAGCGCTGGCGCAGATCGTCAGCAAATTGCGCAGAGATAGTCGTTCGTATCAACCCGATTACAGTTTGGTTATCGTCCGGCGGCATGAGAGGCGATGACGACAAAGGTAATTCTGGCGGGAGAATGTAGCCAACATCCGCTGCTGTGGCTCCCCCGAATTGCGGTGGCTGAATCAGGCGCGGAACGTAGCGCGAGTGCCCGACTGTCAAGCGCGCGCTGCAGATGTTGCCAGCATGACCATAATCGGTATTGAGCACCGCATGTCCGAGGAGGAAGGGCTGCACAAGGTCGGAAACCGCAACCGGAGATGTGGCAAGGTTTCTAACCGCGCCGTCGAGCGCTGCAAAAAGTTGGTTTCCGCGACGGAATAGGGCAAAGTGATGCCACGTTGGCGGCTGGGCAAGAGGCCGCAGACCGATAGCAGCATTGGTAACGCCGAGGCCGGGAAATCGAACATAGAGCCAAGGCGCGCCAGCAAATTGCACCTCCGCGCGCCACACGTTGCCAGGAGCTTGAACGAGCGTGGTCCAGTTATTCGTGTTGGTGAAATAGCATTCGAAGCAAAAGTCTTGTGTGCCGAGCGCCAAATGCGGACCTGCGGGCACCTCAAGCCGTCCGCCGGCCTGAAACCATGGGCCTATTGTGAGCGGGAACAGAATGCTCGTTTGCATTCCCGGCGGGCCGCTGGTGCTGTAGCGCGGCTGAAAGCCGGCCGCCGTCTGGGCATTCCCGATTGTGAGGTTGTTCGGTCCCTGATCAAGATACGTCATCGTCCCATCAGGAGCGTTGTCATTGCCGATCAGAAAGCGAACCTGATTCCATAACGGATCACCACGCGCGATGATTTCTGTACCTTCATTGCCGGGAGTCGTGCTCGCCATGTGAGAGGCATCTGTAAACGGTACAAAGTTCGGTGCTAATTCGTCACCGCTAGGACCGGGTACCGTCGTCAAGCACACGTAATAGGTTCTGTTGGCAGAAAGATTACCCACCACGCCGTCAACCAGCACATTAGTGTTGGGAATAGCAATGCCATCTGGCGGGAGAAACCAAACGTGGCCGTTATGCTTGACCTCCGACAGGCCGCGGAACCCCGAAAATCTCAACTCAGTCGGCGATATGTAAGACAGCAAGCCACCGAGCAACGTAACTGTTGAAGTGGGGCCGCGACCAATCTCGCGGCGGCCGAGTGCATCAATCGATGTTGGAACGCCGACCCACAGTCGTGGCGGATCACTTGCCATCTCGACCGAAAGTTGCCCCGGTAGCAATCCTACTGGCGGATTATCCGGCGTCGCCGTGCGGCGGATTTGAATCGGCATCAGTCGTACTCTCCGTCGTCAACCGCCAGCTTGACCCATGCGCTACCACTGCGCAGGCTCAGCTCGTTGGTTGTGCTATTCCACCACAACGAGAACGGCGGCGGATTGGCGGGAGCGCTGGACGCGACAATCGGCACGTGCACCCAATCGCCGTTGGAACGCCCATACACCGCATCGTCTTCGGCGTCCTCGACGGCAGTGCCGACAAACAACTCCTCCACGCCGCTCGGCGTGCCGATCCACCCGCGGACAGGACGGTCATTCAAACCCCAAGCGGTTTCACCCTCCGCCAACGTTGCCGGCGGCTTGTCCGAGTCCGTCGTGCGTTTAAGCTTGATCACTTGCGTCAATAAGTGCCCCCGTCGACAAGAGCGACCTCGAGCGGATCACCGCTCGTTCCGTCGCCAACGATCGACACGTCATCAACGGCAACCGTGCTCAAGGCATTCGCCGCAAGCGCGAAGATTCCGGCCAAAGCCGTCTGCACATTCGTCCATGGCTGTGAATCGAGGGTCGTGATGCCGACGTTCGCGGCAGTTATAGCCACGTGATACAGCGGAACGTGTATCCACGCCGAGCCGGTGGATACGATCCAGTCTCCGGCCTCCATCGCGACTGCCGGAGCTGCAGGAGCACCAGTGCCGGCCACTGTGACGATGACAAACCAGCCTTGATTCGTGCCGGATGCTGCGGGTAGTGGTTGGCCAACCGTGAGCGTGCCGGTGTCGGCCGACACGACCTCGTTGTCGTTGGCGTCGTAATTGCCGACAAAGCGCAACGCGCCGGCGATCGCGCTAAGCTGGCTTGTGAGCGTATCGACGTCGGCAACCAACTCATTGATTGCAGGGACAACGGTCTTTGCCGTTGTGTCGAGGTTGGCCGCGGCGTCGCCCATCTGTGAGCGCAAGCCCGCGCTGTCGATTGGGAAAACAGTGTTGGTGCCGGTGGCGATCTGTGCGGTTGTCGCCATCGTGACGCCGAGCGGGGTGGCGCTCTGGCCGTCGCCGGTGATCGGAGGATCGGTGGCGACGCCCGCGAAACCGGGTAGGGTTGCTGCTGTCCAGGCGCCACTGATGTAGACTTGCGGTCCCGTGCTCGACCACCAAATGTCACCCTCGACAGGATTGGCTGGCGCGGTCCCTCCTGTACCGCTGCGATTGCCGGTAACAGCAACCCAGGCTGTCCCGTTCCAGACTGAGAGCACGTTGGTCGTGGAGTTGAGCCACAGCTTTCCGATTGATGGTGTGCTGGGCGCAGCCGCTGCAACGGTCACGTTGGGAATGATCCAAGCGGTCCCATTCCAAACGCGCAGCTCGTTATTCGTTGTGTTGTACCAGACATCGCCAGCGTCCGGCGTACCGGGCGCGGTCGGGCCGATCTCGACGCCTTTTGATGGCGCTATCCAATCCAAGGCACCTGCGCCATCGGTTGACAGAACGTCGCCATCGTTGCCGCCGCCGATGTCTAGGTGAGTCGGGTCAGCGGCAATGATTAAACCGGTAAAAGTCTTATTGCCGGCGACAGATTGATCGCCGCTGACCTCGACTTGGCGAGCAGCAGAAACAAGGGTCCTGACCGCAGCGCCGTCGCCGATGTAGAGGTCGGCAACGCCAGCGGCGCTGATCGCCACCGCGGGCTCGCCCGCGATGACTTGTCCGGGACCTGTGCCGGATGCCGGTGCGCCGGTACCCGGGATTCGTCTCTTGAACTGAATGATCTGTGGCATTTCCGTTGCCTCCTGCTAGTAGATTCCCCCATCAACTCGCGGCATCGACAGGGGGTCTGCTGCCGTGCCATTGCCAGTGAGCGTGTGATCGGTTGTTACGAACGTAAGATCGCCAGGCGGCCCCTGCGGCCCGGGCTCTCCCTGCGGCCCTGGCGGCCCAATGATCCAACTGCCAAGGTTGGGTCGGGATGGCCGCAGCGGCGGAATGCAAATCGGTGCGGGCGGCGGACAGCGTGTGTAACAGCCGGCCTCATCGCGCATGTAGAACGCGCTGCTCATGTGTACTCTCCATCGTCGATAATGCGCACCCACGAGGCATTCATTCGGCCATACAGCGTGTCGTCGTAAGGAGCCTCTTGGACGTCGCCGCCACCAGGTCCACCGCCACCGCCCGTTGTGTCGACGTAATATTTGGTCGTAGCCTCCATCGACAGGACCGGTTGACGTGCGAGAATCAGCGGGCCGGTCATCGTGTCGCCGCTGCGGTTAATCTTGCGCTCGTCAACGAGCGCGATCATGGCTGAATACGCAGCGGTGATCGCTGCAACCTCGCCATCGACAAAGGCGCGCAGCGCGGTGTTGAGCGCGCTAATTTGATCTTCGACCCATCGTCGCGTCGCGGCCTCAAGCGGTGTCTGCGGATCACGGGCCAGGAAAAGCGGCCCTTCCATCGTGTCGCCGGCGCGGTCGACCTTGAGGTCAATCGCGCGATAGATGGCGGCAATCACGTCGCGCAGCCCGGCGCCGAGGTTGTCAACGCGGTTGGCGTTCCAGGGAATGTCGAGGCCGATGTCCTTGAGCGCCAGGAGCTCGCTGAGGACCGAATTCATTGCACAATCGGGAAGCGTGGTTGCGCAATCGTTGCCGAAGTACAGCGGTCCCTCGCCGATCACCGGATGGGTAGGACTAAAACCGTTGCAAACGTTGCCACCGGGCGGCTTGCCACCCTTGTCCAGCGGCGGAAAGATTCCCGACATCGGCCTAACCCTTTCCGGTAAGGCCGTTTTATACGATCCGGGATGAAACGGCTAGGCGGCGAGGGGTGGGGCTCAAGCGATGCAGTCAGCCGGACAGCATTCATAGATGCAGTAGAGCGGCCCGCGCGGAAGTATCTGCGGCAGGAGCCACCAGAACGCCTCATACATCTCGCGGTCGTGAGGAAGATGGTACGCCGGCGGCGTCGGCAAATTACAATTTTCGGGGATAATGATGTCGCTCGGGCAAACGATGACGTTGAGCGACAGCGGCGAGTTTTCGTTGGGTGGCGCGCAGGCGACCTCGCCCATGGCCTGACCGCCCTTTGCCTGCTCGTAAGCGCCGCCGAGTTGCGCCTCAGGGTCAGGCGGGCAAGGATCGCGCGGCGGGCAATGCTGTGCGTCGCGCGCCAGCGACCACCAACCGGGGAGCGGTGCGTCACTGTTGGCGGTCTCGTTGAAGGCGCCGGCGTAGCGTAGCTTGATGTCGGCGCCCATGCGGCTGGCGATGCTGGTCAAATACTCCCAATTGACCGCCGTTTGGTTGTAGCGCAATTGCGTGATGAAGCAGATCAGGAATATGAGGATACGATCGGACCAGCCTGACCCACACGGGTCCGGATGTTTGATGCCCATGCGCGTGGCCCATTGGCGAATCAGCCGCTTAGTGGTGCACGGGTCGAGCTCGAGCAGCATCTCGCAGAGCGCGAGCACAACCTTGTAAGCCGCGGCGCCGAAGGTATCCACGACGGCGAGTTGCGGTGCCACCGGGTCGACCTCGCACGGGATCACTTCCATTTCGCAGCAGCTACCGAGGACCATTTGCTCGCAGCCGACGCGGGCGCAACCGACCGTGACGGCGCCGTATTGCGGCGGCACCTCGGCAATCGGCCGAGCCGTGTTGTTATAGGGGTCGCCCTCAGGCAAAAGCGAGCGGATCTGACAGATGAAAGCAAACTCATCGATCTGGCACGGGAGCGGGCCACAACAGCCGTCCGGGATGTAGCAAAGAATGCCGGGAACGTCGGGACCGCTCGTGCTCTTTACGTGTGGCGGCGGCGGGCATGGCCGCTCGTCCGGCGTTGGGGAGATGACTAGGACCAGCATCATGGTGCCAGTGCCGCCTGCATTCCTGGCCTCGAGCTGGACGTGGTAAGTGCCCTGCTCTCTCGGTGTTCCCAAAATGCTGCCGGTGTGCGTATTGATGGCGAGGCCATCGGGCAAGCCAGTTGCATAGAATTGCGTCGGCGCGTTGCGCGCGGTGATGACGTAAGTGAACGGCAGACCGACCGTGCCGGTGGCCGTGTCCGGGCTGGTGATTTCAGGAATGGGCGCCGGCGGCAAAGCCGGTTGCAACGTCAACGCCAGCGTCGCCGTTGCGGTGCCGACAGCATTTGTCGCACTGATCGGAATATGCCAAAGGCCGGGGTCGCTTACCGGCACTCCTGAAATCACACCGGTCGTTTCGTTGATGGAGAGACCGGCCGGCATCTCGGTGGCCTCGAAGGTGATGGGCGGATCGCCGGTTGCGGTAATTGTGTAAGAAAACCACACACCTTGCCTGGCGGTAGCGGTCAGCGGGCTCGTGATGACGGGCAACCCGACCAGCGGAGCCGGCTCGATCTGCAGGCGCAACGTCGTGGTGCCGGTGCCGTCGGCGTTGGTCGCCTCAAGCACGACATCAAAGACGCCGTCCTCCTGCGGTGTGCCGGAGATAGCGCCGGTGAACGTGTCGACGCTGAGCCCGAGCGGCAGGCCGGTCGCATCGAAGCTCATCGGGCTGTTCGTGGCAGTGATGGTGAACTCGAACGGCGTGCCGACCGTGCCAGCTGCCTCGAGAAATTGCGGGATGACGGGAATGTCGTTCATGCTCGAATATACCCGCCGATCGCCATGACGATAACGACCAACACGATGGCGATGACATCCATCCTAGTCATTGTGCTTCATCCGACACCGAGACATCGCCGAGGATCGGCAGGTAACCGCAATCAATCACCAGGTAGGCCGCGTCCTCGCGTCGCAAGCCCTCCTCGACCTGGAACGATACACCGCTGAAACACGGCTCGCCGGCGGCGGTGTAGACGGCGCTGCGGACGTGTTCCTTGCATATCCGACTCCCGACGCAAAACATGATGCGAAAATAGGTCTGCAGGGCCTTGGTGATGCGCTCTACGGCAACGTTGGCACAATGGCGGAAGCAGTGGCCCACGATATTGATCTTGGCGGGCCTGGCGCAGACGTAATGGCCGGTGATCCCGACCGGCGCGATGCCCTGGCCCTTGCCGTTCTCGCTGCCGAACATCCAGCGGTCCATCTCGTTGATGACCTCAAGCGGCGGCACGCCGTAAGGCGCGGTGACGGCGTCGCCATAGACGCCCTCCATCATGGGGAAGATTTCGACGTGGGCCGGATCGCAGCAACCCTCGCATTGATCGGTGCAGGCACGAGTCACACCGGGATAGCGCAGCGTTTGCTCGATGTACCATCGCTCGTTCGTGCTCAACACGCCGGAGGCCTCGGCCGCAAGCACGCGCGCGCGTAGCTGCTCGCAAGTCTCATTTGAGGTGCCGCCGATGAGGCCGTTGCCGATGACGATGGCATCGCCGTCGATGCCGGGAAGCGTGCTTGAAACCGTGAGCGGAGAACCTGGCACCAAGTTGAACTCGGCGCCGCCGATGGCGGCGACGACCCGGAGCGCGGCACGGCCGGAGAGGTCGAGCATGGTCGGATTGAAAGTGACGCCGGGGTCAAGCTTGTACTCGCGCGAGGCCTCGCCGACGAAGCGAATGTTGGAGGGGATAGGCGCGCGCGGCTCGCCGCTGATCGCAACGTAGCCCTTGGCGCGGGTCGCCGCCCGCATGTTGATTCCGTGCCGTGCGCTGTATTTGACGAGGTTGTCGCAACACATGCTGGCCGGGTCGTTCTCGCGCAGCGCTTGCGTCACCCAACCGTGCATCAAATTTGTCGCGCCCGCCATGACGAACGCAAGCACGTCCTCGGTGGTCATCGGCAGCACGGGAGCGCCGCCGAGGAGGCGCTTGCTCATCTCGGTCGCAAGTTGGTCGTGAAGCTCGGCGATGCTCGGCCTCGGGAGGGTACAACTAATGTCGGTCATCACCGCCATTACGCTGTCTCCGGGGGCTCGAGCTCCTCGTGCTCGGCTTCAATCCAATTGTCGACCGCGTCTTGAATGACCTGCGCGAGTTCGCCGGCGCGATCGCGCAGCGCTTTCGGCTCGTCTATCAGGAAGTGCTGCGCCAGCTCTAAAGCAGCGATGTCGTAGCTCATGCGGCCTCCGCAGTTGGCACCGAGCGCGGGTAGCGCTTGCCGAGCGGGTCGATGTTGGCAATGTTCTTGTACTCTTCCCAAAGGTAGCGCGAGTCGGGCATGGCCGAGCCTTGCACGGTGATGTTCACGTCGCTGGCGCCGGGGCCTTTGATGGTGATGTCCAAGCGCATGACTCGCCGCGAGATGTACCACGGGACGATGTCGATTTTCGAGGCAATGCCCCATGCTACAAGGTAGCTGATCGCCTCAAATGCGAAGTCCTTGGCTTGCATCAGCGTTTGGTTGGTGACGTGGTTCCACTGCAGCGTCCACAGCTTCGAGCCGCTGCGGAAGGCGGAACCGCGCGAGGTGACGGACGTGTTGCCGCGGAAGGCATCGGCCCACCAACCACCAAGGCGCGGGTGCTTGATGTATGGCGGATGCTCGCCGGAATCGCGATCACCGCATTCAACCTGGCCGCGGGTGAACAGCTGCTTGATGACCCAACCGCGCAGCCAATCATTGCGGTCGAGCGTGCCCATTTTGTTGACGTGCAAATTGGGATCGCCCTCTTGAATGCCTTCGCAGTTGGGCGGCCGGCATAGCGGGATGCGGCGCGAGGCAATCGGCGGCTGGAACAGCGGATAGCTTCGCGTCCGGCAGCGTGGCGGTGGTGGCGCGCAAATGTGTTGCGGCGGGTTATATTGAACGATCATGGTGGCGGTCCAATTCCCAAGTGGTCCTCGATCCTGATAATACGCCGCAGCAACTCGTCGTTTTTCTCCTGCTGCTGCTGCCGGTCTTGCTGCTGCTGTTGTTGCATCTGCTGCATTTCAGCCTTCATGCCGCCGCCCGTAGGCGGGCCTTCACCGCTCGAGGAGACCGACGACATCCCCATCGCCGCGGCCATACCTTTCAGCGAGATATTGCCCGGCTGCCCGCTTGCGCTCATGCTTTGCGATCCGTCTGGTGTGTTCTCGGGGAGGCCGTTTCCAGCTCCTCCAGCCACGAGCGGTACGCGCGCGGAAGGTAGCGAACCAACGCTCGCACCACCTCCGGCGATGTGATCGGAGGCGTGCTCGATTCCTTGCGTGTAGGTGTCGCCGTCGCGATACGTAGTTCCTTTGCGGACGTGCTTGCCGGCTTCAAATTGCGTCGCGTTCTGCGCTTTGATGTCGAAATTTGCATCCGTGGCACAGCCGATTCCCTTCTCGCCTTTTAGCTGGAATGTTTCCTTGTTTTGCCCCGAGACTTTCTGGTCATCACCGTCCCAATGCATCCCTGCAACCCGCCCGCTGTCCTTAGTGCGACCCTCAGATTGGCCCTCGCTAGCTGGCACGCCGGGCAATGTGCGGCCCGCACCGCCGCCCCCGCCGCCGCCTTGATCCGATTTTTTCTTGTGCCTGATGAATTGCTTTTTGTTGCCTGGCGCATAGTGGAACGCCTCCCCTTCATCGGGCTGTGGATGCTCCTCGCGATCGCCCATGACCATGAGGATGATGCGCCGCGAGGCGTCGGCACCGACATCGCAACTTAGCGTCTCGCACTTGTCGCCTGGCTTGACGTGGCTCACGTAGCCAACCGGGTGCACGATGTCGATATTATCGCTTTCGATCTCCTCGCCGAGGATCGTGCGACCCTTCAACATCTTCCCGTCGTTGTAAGTCTTCTTGAGATAGCCGCGGCGGATCACGTTGCGCACCTTGTTCGAGAGGTGCTCCATGTGCTCCCAAGCGCGGCCAGGAATAGTGACGGTCATGATCCGCCCCCGACGCTCGGCGAAAACGCCCCTTTCGTTTGGCCGGCACTGCCGCCGGTGTCTGCACCACCACCGCCCGAGGAGCCGAAGCCTTCTTTCGGACAGAGCGTGAGCTCGGCGTGGCGTTTGTCGCCCTCAAGCACGAACTTGACCTGCTTAATCATCAGCATGTCGTTGACTTGGTCAACCGGGATGCTGACCATATGCTGATTGCCGACTTTCCACAGCTTGCCGCCCTCATCGCTCCACGTCGAGGTGGTGATGTCGACGGTCAGCCCGTCCGCCTGGCGCCGGCGCGCCTCCTGCTTGGCGCGATCTTTCAGCGTCTCCTTGTCTTGGTCGGTGTCGATCAGCAAATGCATCTCTTTTTTAAACTTTACGTAGCTGTCTATGGCATCGCCCATCAGTTGCTCGGCGTCCTTGCCGTATTTCTTGTCAGTCGGGATCGAATTGCCTTTGGCTTTGATTTTCGAGTGCCGCGGAGAAATGTCACGCTTGACCGACCAGAGGAGGAAATGGCGACCAAGAATGAGCGGGCCTCCACCGCCTCCGCCTTCGCTTTCCTTCTTGGCAAGAACAACGTCACCCTCCTCGTTCTCGCTCGCAGTGAGGCCAAATTCGCGACAAGCTCGGCGCAAAGCGCGCTCAACACTTTCGCCCTCTTGAATGATAAAGCGCTCGATCTGCCGGCCCTCATTGCTCTCGTCCTTCAATTGCGACTCGTAGCCTTCCATCAGCTTTTTCGCGACCTGTCCCGGCTTTTGCTTGTTTTCCTGGCCGGTCTTGTGATCAGGGACGCCGTCGACGATCGAGGCCGAGAGACCGCGGAATTTAAGATCGAGCGTAAACGAATTCGGTGAGCCGTGTGACGTGCGGCTATCGATTCTAAAAGTACCTGCAAGTTGGCCGTCGAGCATAGCAGTGCCGCGCGCACCATCGATGAGCTCCTGTGCCGGGGGTGATGTGGCATTGAACATTTCCGCGCCGGGCCACGACAGCGTGATCGTTCCCTCGCAGGACATCTCGTCCTTGGCTCGCCGCAGCTCGAGCTTGATCATGTTGTCGTAATTGACACCACCACACGCGATGTAGCAGGAGCCGCGTTCCTCGAATGCCATGGCTCACCTTGCCGGGACAGTCGCCTCGCGGCCGATAAAGAACGGCGGCATAACGGGATTATAGTGCTCGACTTCCTCATAGCGCGTGCCGTCGCCGTAGACCTTATGCGCGGCGAGCAGCGACGGCCACACACCGTGCACCGAATACTCGACGATGCCGGGCAAGCGGATGTTGGCGGAGAGCATTGCTTGCGCCGCCTCGGCTCGAGCCGCGCGGATTGCAGCAACCAGCTTGTCGTCGCACCGGCGCGTCGCCGCCGCCTCCTCCTCGTCATAAATGGCCATGATGAAATCAAGGTCTTGCAGCGCCTCACTAACCGTGCGGTAGGTGGTCGCGATGGCCACAAGCGCATAATCCCGCGCCAGCACCAAGCGCGCGGCAATGACCAGTGTCTCAACCGACAGATTGCCAGAGATGCCCGCGTCGACGACCTGCTTGTTGAATTCGCGCAGCCGCTCGAGCGCGTCGGCATGGACGAGGCGGACGATGGCGCTGCCGTGGTCGATGGGCTCGAGCACTTCCATAAACTCGCTGTAGAGCGCGCCGCGCGGGGCAACCGGAAAGCCCATGGCCAGGCGCGGCTGTCCAGGCAGGTAGGGAATCTCCTCGAGCCGTTGCGCTCCACGCTCAAGCGCGGAGATGGCGTCGAAAGCGTCCTCCTCCTCAACCGGTTGGAGCAAGCGCGCTAGGGCAAGGCTGATGGTGGTTGCGACTTCGCCCGCCGATGGGCTCGAGCGCTCGTTAACATTCCACACGCCAAGCGCCGCCGCCGCTATCGCGGCCGAGGCGATCGAATGGACCATCGCGATCGCCGACCCCGCGCGATACGGCGCCATGCTGTCGGCCGCCTCGACAAACTCAAAGCTAAGCCTGGTGCGGCGCACATCCTTGAAATAGTCGAGGGAGGTCGAGAGCTTGATGCAAGCGACACGCTGCGAGCCGTAGGCCGGGTGAATCAGTATGCCGGGCTCGGGGCTTTCCGCCGCCGCCGCCATGGCACCAGTCTGCGCGATCTGGTCGCCGCCGATTAGATAGCCGGTGACCTTGAACCGGCGCGCCTTGCGCCCGAGGTCTTTCCACGCGACCCGTTCTGACAACGGGTATTCGTAAAGATGCCCGCGCCGGCCAAACTCATCATCGGTTTCGGTACAGACGAACGGAATGCCCTTCCACGAGGCCGGCAAATAGGTGGGGACGGCCAGGGTGGTCCCGGTCCCTGGCACGACGGTCGAGGGAGTGGGTGGGCGAGGGTAGCCGGGGTCAATGCAATCGGGCATTAGGTTGCGCTGTCTTTGCCGGTCGAGGCACCGCCGCCGCCGGCTCCGGCCACGTTCACGTTAACATTGACCTTGGCAGCGGAGATGGCGGCGGCCGCTGCAGCACCGATTGCGCTGCCAATGGCGCCAGGGTTGACCGCGCCTTGGAACGCCGAACCAGCGGCAGCACCGGCGGCCGAGAGCCCGGCGGTGGCCGTGCCCGAGAACGAGCTTCCGGCCGCAGTGCCGGCCGCTGCACCGCCGGCCTGCATTCCCGCCGAGGCGGTGCTGCCGATCTGCTCGCCGACGCCGGCGCCAGCGGTCTGAATGCTGCTTGCCGCGGTGCTGCCGATCTGCTCGCCGACGCCGGACATGTCGGGGACCTTGATTTCCGTCGCCTCGATCGCCGCCTTGAGCTCGGACACGTCGGGTTTGACCGGCACCTCCGGCGCTGCCGCAGGTGTCACCTCCGCAGGCGGTGCCTCCGGCTTGGCACCACGAACCCAATCCCAAGCCCGCTTGAGAACGTTGCTGCCTTGCTCCTGCGCTTCCGTCTGCGTTTGGATATTTGTGAGAGCCCGGTCTGATTGCTGCGTGATCGCTTGATGCTGTGCGTCCCCCGCCTCCTTCGCCCGGTCTGCTATTTCCCCATAATCTTCGCGCAGCGCCGAATTGAGATTTTTGAGTCCTCCGATGAAATCGCCACCCGCAATTTGGCCGAGTGCGCCAGCGACAGCTTGAAGTTGCCGGAAGGCGCCAGCAATGCCGCTGATCACGCCAGCCACGCCGCTCGCCGCTGCGCTCAACATCTTGAACGCCTCGGTCACGCCAGTGACGGCCGCGCTAACGTCGATGCCCTCGATAGCTGTCCTAAACTCCTCGAGCTTGGCCTTGAATGCGTCAGTCTGAATACCCTCGGCCGCGCCGCCGAGTATTTCTTGTAGCTTGGTGGTGATAGTGGTGCCGATCGCCGTCATCTCCGGCGCGATATTGAGCAGGCTTTGCCGCAGTTTCTCGCCGATGTCGGTCCATCCCGTTGTCGCCTGGCGCCCGATTTCGTCGCGCATCGCTGTAAACACGCCGATGACGCCAGCTTTCATCTGCTCAAAGGCAACGCCGGCCTCGGCTGTCTCCGCCGGCGCCATCGCCGGGACCTTCAATTGCGCGGCCTCGCGCGCCTCGCGCGCTTGCGTCATCGCCTGGTCGACTTGGGTTGCCGTCAAGACCGCAAACTGGTTGGCGAGCCGTTGTGGGAATGCCTGGTGAAGCGCATCAAAGAATTGCGTCATCGTGCTTTGCGCAGCGGTTCTAGCTTCCGGTGTGTCCGCTTCGGCGACCTGCGCCTGTAATTCGGCACGCCGCTGCGCGATGCGCCTTGCAATTGCGAGTGGCTCGCGCGTTTCCTCCTCGGTAATGCCGAGCGTCTCGAGCAGCGGCAATTTCTTTTCGGATGCGAGCGTCTTTTGTATGCCAGCAAAACTGCGCTCATAACCTTTGCCGAATAGTTGCGTGCCGGCTTCCCACTTGTCGCTCGCATCATCCCACGTTTCGCCGGTGCGTGCGGCAATGCTGGCGATTCTCTGGCCCTTTTGCGCTGCTTCGCCGGCCCAATCGAATGAGCTCTTGAGGAGCTCGACCGCCTTAGCTGCGCCCCATAGCGCGCCGAGGGCGAGTGTCACACCGCCGAGCGATGCTGCAGCTTGCGCCGCTGCTTCGGCCATCCCGCCGATTTGGCCGACTATTGCGCCAGCTTTCTCGCCGATGTTTGCTCCCCACTGCTCCCACTGCGCGACGACGTCGGTCGGCGGTGCCGGCGCCTCCGGCGCGATCGGCGCAATGCGCTCGCCGCGCTCGGCACGGAACGCGGCGATGGCTTCCGGGGTACGCCGGGCGAGTTCCGCTGCCCATTCCTCCTCGCTCGGCGGCTTCGCCGTCGCGGTTATCTCGCTCATTTTGAGGATGCGCTGCGACGTTTCCTCGGCTTGCTTTCCGAGGGCCTCAATTCCTTTGCCGCTTTCTACCGCTGCCGTGCCCGCCGACGATTTCAGTGAGTCGAGCGAGCTCTTGAGCGCCTCGACCTTCTCTTGGCCGGTAACGTTGACGGTTAGGGTTGCAGTCGATTGAACGTCGGCCATGTGTCACGCCTCGAGGTCTTCCTCGTCGACCGCTCCTTGCTCCCTCATGGCCTTGTTGCGCTTCATGACGGTATCCCAAATCCGGGCAGCGCGTGCGATGGTGAGATGGTCCCAGGACCCCGGCGGCCAACGATACTGCAGCGCTAGATAGTGGAAGTTTTCTTCCACCGTCCGCGCGACCTCACGAGCTTTCCCATGATGCGGGACCTTATAATGAGGTAGTCGGTGTAATCGAGGTTATCGATGACTAGATCGGTCATCGGCAGGTTAACACCGACCAGCGTTCCGAACGTGCGCATGAATGCGCGGAATTCCTCGGCGCTGCCGGCTGGCGCGTCAAGGAATTCACTGATTTCGCCGAGCCGCCGCGCCTGAAACGAAATTTGCGTAATGTTTATCGGCTCCGGGTCCTCTTCGCCGCGCCTCAACGTGACCTTTTCGCGCAAGGTATAGAACAGGGGCGATGTCACGCCGTCGCCATTCTCGGGAGAGAGTTCAAAGCCTAAAACGTCCTTACCGAGCGACGCAGCGCAGTCTGAAATCTCCGCCGCGTCGGATGCCTCGAGTTCGGTGGCCTTGAATGCAACCGTGTTGCCGCCGTTAACAGCACGGCAACAGCTTGCGACAAAATGCTCGAGTTGGTCTCGCGCCCGAAGTCCAACGAGCGGCAGCAGGTCTTTGGCTCTTGGTCGGTAGACAACAATCTCGCGCGACGTGCCACCGGCAATAGGAACGTCCTGCTGGAGGTCAAGCCGCGCGTACTCCTCGGCCATGGCTCACCGTTACGCTTGCAGTGGCAAGAGCTCGGTCATCTCGTCCATGATCATCTCGACGGCCTGCAGGTTGGTCTTGGTGTCGTAAGTGTCCTGCGAGATGTTGGAAGCGTGCTCGGTCGAGAACGTCCGCCCGTCGCAGAGTTCGACCACCATGGCCACGTCGCAAAGCTCTTGGATCTGCCGCACATACATGTCGATCGGCACGAGCAGGGTGGCGTTCACTTTTGGATTTCTCTTTTCCATTGTGAACTCACCGTAGTGCGCCTCGCTGCGGTTCTGATCCGACACCAAGACCGTCACGTCGCCGTCCGATTGCAGTCGCATGGTGCGCCCGTTGATGACGAAGTTCAGAACGCCCTTGCATTTAATGCAGAATGCCATGGCTCATCACCTCTGGAACGTGCCACCGCCCGGCACGTAAGAGCCCGGTAACAGCACCGGCGGGATGCATGCGAACTCCGGCGACGCATCGATCGTGGTCGCGATGCGGGCGAGTTGATTGACGAGGTCGATGTCGAGCAGAACGTTGACACGATTCGGGTCGCAGAAATTCGGCGTATTGGTGCGCTCGACGCGGACCATGCGCTCGAGGTAGCCGGGGTCCTCCACCGTCCACCCGAGTTGCGTGCCGCGCAGCCACGCCAGAATGCTCGCCTGCAGGATGCGCGGAGACACCGCACGTTTCCCGGGAGGGATC